CGGCCTCTGTTGTTCGTCAGACTAAAAGATATTTCAGATATCAATCTGGTAAAGGTTTCTTATGGTCATCAGGTACACTATTTGCACCTAAGTACGATATACAAAGTGTAAGTGCATCTGGTACAGCAAGTGGTTCTACAATTACAGTAAAAACAGACGATATAGACCACGGATTACAACCAGGCGCTAGTGTACAATTAGATGGTATTAGTACATCAGGATATGAAGGAACATATTCTGTTAACAGTATTGTTGACGACTATACATTTACAGTTCTTGCAACTACTACACTTGGTGATACAACTGCCGCTCTTGAAGAAGTATCTAGTATCTATGTGAAAGCATGGATTGGTGCTGCCGTTAGAGCAGGATTGTTTGACGACCAAAACGGTGTGTTCTTTGAGTTTGACGGAAACCAAATATTTGCAGTTCAAAGGTCATCAGTTCAAAATATTACTGGTACTATGTCTGTTACAAAAAACAGTCAAGCAGTAACTGGTACAAGTACAAGATTTACTGAACAACTTCGTGCTGGTGATAGAATAATCATCAGAGGTATGACTCACTTTGTTACACAAGTTGTTAGTAACACATCATTATATGTTTCACCTGACTATCGTGGTATTACAGCATCTGGTGTTCGTGCCCAAAAAGTAAAAGAAAAAAGAGTACCACAATCTAAATGGAACTTAGATAAATGTGATGGTACTGGTGCATCTGGTTACAATTGGGATATGAATAAAATGCAGATGATTGGTATTGAATACTCATGGTATGGTGCTGGTTTCATTCACTTTATGGTTCGTGGTTCTGATGGTAAATGGAATTACTGCCATAGAATGAAAAACAATAACGTTAATGACGAAGCATATATGAGGTCTGGTAACTTACCTGTGCGATATTCAATTGAGAATGACGCACCATTGACATATCTAACTGCTACAATTGATAGTGCTGATTCAGATATTCCTGTTGCTGATTTACAAGAGTTTACAGATACTGGTACATTGATGATTGATAACGAAATTATCACATATACAGGTCGTTCTGTGACTGATGGGCCTGGTAGTTTTACTGGGTGTACAAGAGGTGCAACATTTAGTCAGTATCAACAAGGTACAACAAATACTTTATCTGGTGGACCAGTTTCAACGCACAGTTCAAATACTGGTATTATTGAAATATCTAATACATGTTCGCCAACACTTACCCATTGGGGTTCTGCTCTGATGATGGATGGTGGATTTACTGAAGATAGAGGATATATGTTCAACTATCAGATTACCCCAACTGGTGCTAGAAACGTATTCCAATTAGAAAGAACATACTTTGGAATTCGTCTTTCACCATCAGTTGATAATGGTCAAGTTGGAAGACTTGGTGCAAAGAACTTGTTGAATAGGTCTCAATTACTACTTTCAGGACTAACAGTTGTTGGTACAAATGGTACATCTAACTCTGCACTAGTTATCGAAGGCATATTAAATCCTAAAAACTATGATAGTGCAACATGGAAATCATTGACTGGTGAAGCAGATGGTGGTCTACCAAGTTTTGCACAGGCCGCTGATAGAGGTGATTTATACTTTATATCAACAGATTCAAGTTCGCCATCAGTTAGAGCAGATTATCCTGCTGAACCTGGCGAACAGATATTTGGTTCTGTGTTCCCATGTGCCGCTTCTGGTTCAACATCAGATACACTCGATTTAACAAGACTAAAAGAATTAACAGGTGCTCCTTTAGGAGGTGATTATAAATTCCCAGATGGGTCAGATGTTCTATGTATTAATGGTAGAACAACTGATGACGAAGCAAGAATGGGAATTATGTTGAGATGGATGGAAGCACAAGCATAAAGAAAGAAAAATAGATGGTAGTAAAACTAAGTACCTTTCTAGGAACATCATTCTCCGACCAAGCAGACTCGGCAGTAGTTCGAGCAATTGTTCAATCTGAAACAATTAAGTTAGACTCTGGTACATCTGGCGACTATATCAAAACACTTAGAGGTATTGCTGGAGGAGGACTAGAAGTTATAGGTGGTATAGGGCATGCAAAGAATATGGAAATAAGGGCAGACTCTGCCGTTATTACTTATTTGAGTTTAGCACAAACACTAACTAATAAAACAATAAATCTTAATGCAAACACTCTCGTAGGAACAACTGGTCAGTTTAATGGTTCATTATCTGATGGTGCTTTTACTACACTTGCTGGTACTGAAACTCTTACTAATAAAACTCTAACATCACCAACAATTACAGGACCAACTATTACAGGTCCTGGGTCTATCACCGATATTAGTACATTTGGTTTGAGAGATACAGTTGCAACTTCTTTTGAAACAAGAATTGCTTCTACAAGTGGTGATACACTAACTGCAGATAGAACATTAACACTTGATGTACAAAACGCAGACAGAACAATCAGTTTGGCAGGAAACTTAACATTAACTGGTGGTCATGCGTCTACATTTACTACAACAGGCACAACAAGTGTTAAACTACCAACATCAGGACTTTTAGTTTCACAAGAAGATAGTGCTAATGGTATTGCTGTTGCACCATTCTTTAGTGGTTCTGGATATTATTTGACAGGATTGTATTCTGGAAACTTTGCATCTGCCGCTACACTAAATATTAAAAACTCTGCAGGGAGTACATTGAAAACAATAATTGGTTCTACAACTTAAGGATATATCATGGCAGTTAGAACACCAGTCTACTTTGATGGTACAGACATAGTAGACATGACACCTACTCAAATAGACAATATTTACAACTATGCAAAATATCTTTACTCTCAAAATAAATCAGTAAGTTTAAGTTATGTTGCAAGTGGTGGTAATCTTGGAACTATTAACGACACGAGGAATGTTTCTTCTTCTACATATTCTGCTACGAATACTTATCCAAGCAGTTCTGCTGTAAGTAATTATAATAGTGTATCTCCTGACATAACAGTTGGTTATTCTAGTATAAATCAAAATAGAACTGCAGTTTCTTTAACTGTTGATTCAAATAATATTAAATTTCCTATGTATCGTGATGCAAGTAATGACCTTGTAGCAATGACTGATTCTGATTTTATTGATACATTTTGTGTTCCTGCATTACGCACATATAGAACTACTGACACAACAGATGATACTTTTGGTGGAATATTTCACATACAAACTACAACTTCTTTTTCAGGAAGTACACTTGTTAATGCAAGTCCAATATTTATTGATACTAGACATGATGGTTTAACCACTGGTGTTGACCAAGTACAAGACCAACCAACAAATGTTACAAGTTTTTATCTTTATGAAAAAACATTTGATGTTGCTAGTGTGGCAGATTTTGACCTTCCTGCACTTGTTTACGATTCAACAGGTGATGTGTACACAGATGATAGTGCAGGTTTTTCAACGGTTTTAGAACAAATGATGAGATGGACTGCTTCACACGGAGTTGGCGGAAGAATGACTTATCAGTATGGTTCTGGTAATGCTCAAAGAGGAACTTCTATAACCGATACAAGATTAAATAGTTATTCAACGTATACACAATTTGGTGGTGCTGATAACTATCGTGCCCAAACTCACCCTGCTGGATCCGCAGTAACTTATAATACATATTATTTAGGTATCACCATTACTTAATCTTATAAATAGTAAAGTAATAAAACGGAGACATTTCATGGCAAATCCAACTTCTAGAGAAACTTTACTTGACTATTGCAAGAGAAGATTAGGTGACCCAGTCATAGAAATCAATGTTGATGAAGACCAACTAGAAGATAGACTAGACGAAGCACTACAAGTTTTTCAAGAATACCATTCAGAGGCAACTGTTAGAACATATGTCAGTTATCAAATAACTGCAGATGATGTTACTAATCAGTATGTAACTGTTGATTCAAGTGTTTTATTCATATCACGCATGTTTGCCATTGACGCAACATTTGGTTCTAGTATTAATTTCTTTGATATCAAGTATCAAATGATGTTGAATGACATTGCAGATATGCATAACTATGTTGGTGACCTTGCATATTACGAACAAATGCAACAATATCTATCATTATTAGATATGAAACTAAATGGTACGCCTCAAATTGAATATGCAAGAAAACAAGATAGACTTTATATCTTTGGCGAGTTTGCAGATGGTGATTTAAAAGTAGGTGATTATATTGTATACGAAGCATATAAGATTATTGACCCAGAAACATTTACTAAAGTATATAATGATATGTGGTTAAAAGAGTTTACAACTGCGTTGATTAAACAACAATGGGGTGCGAATCTTATTAAGTTTGAGGGTATGCAATTACCTGGTGGTGTTACACTTAATGGTAGACAAATATTTGATGATGCAACACAAGATATAGAGAGATTAAGAGAACGATTACGACTTGACCATGAAACGCCGATAGACTTTTTTGTAGGTTAATATGGCACGAAATATGTACTTCACAGACGCCGTGAGGTCTGAACAGAATTTATATGAAGATATAGTCATAGAATCATTAAAGATTTATGGTCAAGATGTCTATTATCTTCCAAGAGATTTAGTCAACGAAGACACCATATTAGGTGATGATGTTGTTTCATCATTTAATTCTGCACACGTTATAGAAATGTACATTGAAAACACAGAGGGTTTCGATGGTGAAGGCGACTTGTTTACACGATTTGGTGTAGAGATTCGTGATGAAGCAACGTTTGTTGTGTCGAGAAGAAGATGGCAACAAACAGTTAGAAAATGGGATAACGAAGTAACATCAGTTCGTCCTCTTGAAGGCGATTTGATTTATCTTCCTATGACTAATAAAATATTTCAAATTACAATGGTTGAACACGAACAACCGTTCTATCAATTACAAAACTTACCTGTATTTAAACTTCGTTGTAACTTATTTGAATATAATGATGAAGATTTGGATACTGGTATTGAGAAGATAGACCAAATAGAAAAAGATTACGCATACACTTATATCTTAACACTTGACAGAACAAGTGATACTATTGTACCTGGCAACACAGTTAGTATGTTGTTAGACTCTGCAACAAATCTAACTATGACTGGTGAAGTAGAGAAATGGTCTGATTCAGATAGTAAACTTCACGTCATACATGTTGGTGCAAATGATGGTAAATATCACACATTCTTACCTACATATACAGCAACAATTAGTGGTGCCTATAGAGCAGATTCAGACTTTACAGTTAGTGTCGTAACAGAAGAAAATGCATTATCAGAAAACGAACAAAATAGTCAATTCAGTACTGGTTCTGTAAACTTCTTAGACTTTAGTGAAGGTAATCCTTTCGGTGATGTGGAGAATCAATAATGTTTGGTACTCATTTTTATCACGAAAAAATTAAGAAGTCAGTTGCGATATTTGGTCGTATGTTCAATAACATTTATGTTATCAGAAAAAATTCATCAGGTCAAGTTATAAGTCAAGTGAAAGTACCATTATCGTATGCACCAAAACAAAAATATCTTGAAAGAATTAGAGAACAAGCAGACTTATCTGCAAACTCACAAGTTGCAATCAAGTTACCTCGTATGTCATTTGAGATTACAAGTTTCAATTATGACTTAACAAGACAGTTAGGTAAGATTAATACATTTCAAAGTCAAGGTACTGCAAAAGAAAATAGAAGAAAATACTTTACACCAGTACCATACGATATAAACTTTCAGTTAAATGTGTATGCGAAAGCACAAGATGATGCTTTGCAGATTGTAGAACAAATACTACCATATTTTAATCCACAATATGCACTATCAATAAAACCTTTTCCAGATGTATATCCAAATCTAAAAGAAGATATACCAATCATTATGCAAGGTATGAGTTTTAGTGATGATTTCGAAGGTGATTTGGCGCAAAGAAGAACAATTATATATACACTAGACTTTGTGATGAAGGTTAGTTTCCATGGACCAATTACAACAAGTGATATTATTCGTAAATCAATTACAGATATATCACAAATTAAAGTTGGTTTATCAGATAGTGATATACAAACATCAAGAATCACAGTTACACCAGACCCACTAAGTACAATCGGTCTTGCAGATAGTGATTTTGGATTTACAACATTAATAGAATTGATAGGCGATAGTGCATGACAAATGATGAAAAAAATATAAAAGATGATTTTGAATACTCACGAGCAACATATTACGAACTTTTAGAAAAAGGCAAAGAGTCTTTAATGGACATGATGGAAGTTGCAAGGTCGTCAGAACACCCTCGTGCATACGAAGTATTGTCTAATCTTATCAAGAATATGGCAGATGTCAATGATAAATTGATGGAACTAAATAAAAAGAAAAAAGATTTAGATAGAAAAGAAGAAACAAAACAGGTAGGTAACACGACTAATAATTTGTTTGTTGGTACGACTGCCGACTTACAAAAATTATTAAGAGATGATGAGCAAGTGATTGATGTTACAAATGAGAACAATGCAGAATGAATACTATCTTGGTAACCCACTCGTAAAAAGAGATGGTGTTATACAAGACTGGACTCAAGAAGATTTAAAAGAATATGCAAAATGTATGAAAAGTCCTGCATATTTCACAGAAAAATATATTAAGATTATTTCTCTTGATAGAGGTTTAGTGCCTTTTGATTTATATCCTTATCAGAAAAAAATGTTTGAACAGTTTCAAAGCGAACGATTCAACATCGTCCTTGCGTGTCGCCAGTCGGGCAAATCTATATCTGCGTGTGCTTATCTACTATGGTTTGCATTATTTAATCCAGATAAAACAATTGCTGTTATGGCAAACAAAGGTGCAACTGCAAGAGAAATGTTAGGTCGTATCACTCTTATGTTAGAGAATCTGCCTTTCTTTTTACAACCAGGGTGTAAAGCATTAAACAAAGGGTCAATAGAGTTTTCTAATAATTCTCGTATAGTTGCGGCCGCTACATCAGGTAGTTCTATTCGTGGTATGTCTGTTAACTTACTATATCTTGATGAGTTTGCGTTTGTTGAACGTGCGGCCGAGTTCTATACATCAACATATCCTGTTGTATCATCTGGTAAAGACACAAAGATTATTGTAACATCTACTGCAAATGGTGTTGGTAATGTATTCTATAATATATGGCAGGGTGCAGAACAAGGTGTAAATGAATTTAAATCATTTAGAGTTGATTGGTGGGACGTGCCTGGTCGTGATGAACAATGGAAGATATCTACTATTGCAAACACATCACAACTACAATTTGACCAAGAGTTTGGTAATACATTCTTCGGTACAGGTGATACATTAATTAATGCAGAAACATTAATGAAACTGAAAGCAAAAAATCCTATTGAAGCACTAGAAGGTGGAAATCTTCTAGTGTATGAAAAGACTCAGAAAAACCATTCATATATTATGACGGTCGATGTTTCAAAAGGTAGAGGTCAGGATTATTCTACTTTTACAATAATCGATATATCTACTTCGCCTTTTAGGCAAGTGGCGGTGTATCGCAACAATGTTATTTCTCCGATACTCTACCCTAACATTATATATAAGTTTGCGAAAGTCTACAATGATGCATATATTGTTGTAGAAGCAAATGACCAAGGTGGTATTGTATGTAATGGATTATATCACGACTTCGAATACGAACATATGTATCTTGAATCTGCAGTCAAGGCAGACAAAATTGGTATAGAAATCAATCGTAAATCAAAAAGAATCGGTTGCAGTTCATTCAAAGATTTACTTGAAAATAATAAGTTAGAAATAGTTGACCAAGAAACAATTGTAGAAATATCTACATTTGAAGCAAAAGGCCAGTCGTACGAAGCAACACCAGGTAACCATGATGATTTAGTTATGAATCTTGTATTGTTTGGTTACTTTGTGTACACAGAAGCATTTCAAGATTTATCTGATATTAATCTCAAAGAAATGTTATTTGAAGATAGAATGAAACAAATTGAAGAAGATGTTGTCCCATTTGGTTTCCATGATGATGGTTCTAATTGGGTTGAAGAAGAAGATAGAAAAAATCAACCTTGGTTTATAACATATGATTATGAAAGAGAGCAAGATTATTGACACTAGAACATGGACTTTTTACTCCCTCTAAAATACCAGAACTATTAGGTCTTGTATCAATTGTTATAAGTCCAACAGACTTGTGCAATCGTACATGTGAGTTCTGTCCACACTCTATGGGATTCCCAAATAAAAAGAATTATATGCATATAGTTCTTGCAAATAAACTTGCAGAAGAATTATCTGAACTAAAATGGAATGGTGTGATTAGTATATCTGGATATGGTGAACCATTACTACACCCAAATATTGACAACATTGTTAAAGCATTTACTAAAAGAAATATTAACACAAGACTTGTAACAAGTGGCGACAGAATATTAAATGGTAAATTTACAGCAGAAGAAATAGATAGTTGGGGTCTTTTGTCTATAAAGATTGACTGTTATGATGGTCAAGATGATGTAGATAAGATGAATGAGATACTCAAAGACTTAAAAACATATAAGAGAATTACAACTGGACCTACAGACTTATCAAATCGTGCAGGTTATTTGTGGTTTGCAAACAATATAAAAAAACCTTGTTATCAACCATCACTCAAATCTATTGTTGATTATAATGGTGATGTCTATGTTTGTTGTGAAGATTGGTCTAAAGAAACATCATTTGGTAATGTATACAAACAATCATTTTCTTCCATATGGTTATCAGATGAACTACAAGATGTAAGAGAAAAACTACAAAATGGTATAAGAACGTTTTCTGCGTGTAAAAATTGTAATATGATGCCAGAAAATTCTCAAAATGAACAAGAAGCAGTTCAAATTTGGCAAAACTATAAATATATGTAATTGAATATAACCGCATTATGACACATATAATTAGTAACCGAAAATAAGGAAAACAAAATGGCACTTTCAACTCCTTCCGAATCTCCTGCGGTTGTAGTCAAGGAAATTGACCTCACTAGTTCAGTACCTGGTGTTCAGAGTACAACTGGTGCTTTCGTAGGTAATTTTAGATGGGGGCCTGTTGGTCAAAGAGTGCAAGTATCAAACGAAACAGAACTCGTTAATACTTTTGCCAATCCAGACTCCTATAACACAATAGATTTTCATACGGCTGCTTATTATCTAAAATACGGCAATAATCTTCAAGTTGTGCGTGAATCAACTACTGCTTCACTAAACTCTTGGGGAACTATATTCCAAACTGCCTCTGATTCTGCAGGTGGTGGTGATAAAATTGATAATAAAGTAAGTTTTGATGCTAATCTATCAACACTAGAAGCACAAGGTTATACCTTTATTGGTAGATATCCTGGTATTCTAGGAAACAGTTTAAAAGTAAGTATATGTCCTGGCGCAGACTCCTCAGGTATCTTTGATGCTTGGGCATACAAATCTTCATTTGACGCATATCCAAGCACTTCAACTTATGCTGATAATAGAAGTTCAAGTCTTGATGAAATGCACATCATAGTGGTTGACCAAGATGGTGAATTTACAGGAACTGCAGGTACAGTTCTTGAAAGATTCCCATTTGTATCACAGGCCGCAGACGCAAAAGCGGCAGATGGAACATCAATCTTTGCGAAAGATGTTATCAACCAGACTTCTGAATATGTTTATATGCTTAATGCAGTCGATTCAGCACACGCATCATTCGGTCAACCTGCAAGTGGGGCAAATAACTATAGAGGTTCTCACACAACCGATATAGAACTCGCAAATGGGGTAAATTCTGGCACACTTACTGCAACAGAATTTGCTCTTGGTCACGACTTGTTTGAAGACAAAGATGTTGTTGAGATTGATTTCTTAATTGCGCCAGATAACTCAAGTTCTACACACATAACTGTCGTGAATGACCTTGTAGCAAATGCTGCCGCAAGAAAAGACTGTATCGTAGTTGCTTCACCAAGAAGAAGTGATGTGGTTGGGGTAACATCTGCCGCAACTATTACAACTAATATTGTAAGTACTGCAGATGATTTTACTAACTCATCATACTTGGTAGTTGATGGTAACTACTTAAAAGTATATGACAAGTATAATGACCAATACATTCAGATTCCAGCATCTTCATCAACCGCTGGTATAATGGCCGCAACAGACAGAGATAGAGCACCTTGGTTTAGTCCTGCTGGACAAAGAAGAGGTCAATATCTTGGTGTAACTGCGATTGATTATATACCAACTAAAGCACAAAGAGATACTTTGTACAAAGCAGGTGTTAATCCAGTTGCCAATATACCTGGACAAGGAATTGTATTGTTTGGTGATAAAACTAAACTTGCAAGACCTTCTGCGTTTGACAGGATTAATGTTAGAAGACTATTCTTGGTACTTGAAAGAGCAATTTCAAGGGCCGCAGAAAGTGTTCTATTTGAATTCAATGATGAATTTACAAGAGCAGAATTCGTAAATATTGTTGAACCATTACTTCGTGAAGTGCAAGGTAGAAGAGGTATTACTGACTTTAGAGTTGTTTGTGATGAAACAAACAATACACAAGCAGTAATTGATAGAAATGAATTTGTTGCATCAATCTTCATTAAACCTGCCCGTTCTATTAACTATGTAACACTTAACTTTGTTGCAGTTAGAACTGGTGTAGAGTTTACTGAAGTTGTTGGCACAGTATAAGGAGGTAACCAATGGCGATTTTAGGCGTAGACGATTTTAAGGCTAAACTTCGTGGTGGTGGCGCTCGTAATAATTTATTTCAAGCAACAATAAACTATCCTGCGTATGCTAACGGAGACCCAGAGTTGACTTCATTTTTATGTAAGGCCGCTCAATTACCGGGTTCAACATTTGGTTCAATAGACGTTCAATATAGAGGAAGAATATTAAAAATGGCAGGTGATAGAATATTTGATACATGGACTATTACTGTCATTAACGATACAGATTTCGCTATAAGAAATGCTATGGAAAGATGGTCAAATGGTATTAATAACTTTAAAACTAATACTGGTTTGACTTCACCAATAGATTACGAAGCAGACTTAAAAATTGAACAATTAGACAGAAACGGCGATTCTTTAAAAACTTATATCTTTAGAGGTGCATATCCTGTACTCATAAGTCCTATTGAAGTAAGTTATGATGGAACTAATCAGATTGAAGAATTCCAAGTTGAGTTCAATTATCAATACTGGGAAGCATTGGCACCAGTGCCAACTACTTCTTAATATTGTACTAAATATTACTATAGGGGGTCGAAAGACCCCCACAGTAAAAATAGGAATTTCATATGGCAGACGAAAAAGGCTTTACATTATTTGGATTTGAGATAAAGAGGCAGTCTAATAAAGACGACAATATGAAGAATAGACCATCTATTGTTCCACCAAGGGACGAAGATGGTGCAGGGTATATTACTGCTTCTGGTTCATATTACGGACAATATATCGATATAGAAGGTAATGATAAGGTTAAAGACCAAAAAGACCTTATTATGAAATATCGTGGTGTATCTATGCACCCAGAAGTTGACGCCGCTATCGAAGATATTGTTGATGCCGCAATTACATCAGGCGAAACATCACAATCTGTTGATATTATTTTAGATAATGTTGACACAACAGACCAAATTAAAAAAGTAATTAAAGAAGAATTTGATACAATTTATAGTATGTTAAGTTTTGATGAACTTGGACATGATATATTCCGTAAATACTATGTTGACGGAAGAATGTATCATCATCTTGTCGTAGATGAAAAGAATTTAAAAGGTGGTATCACAGAGATAAGACCTATAGATGCCGCAAAGATACGAAAAGTAAAAGAAGTTAAAACTAAAAAAGATGAGGCAACTGGTGCTAAGATTGTTACTGCAGTCAACGAGTACTATGTCTATCAAGAAAAACCTGGGCAACAAGTAGCAGGTATAAGACTTACAGAAGATTCAGTCAACTATGTAACTTCTGGTCTATTAGACGAACAACGTAAAAAAGTTATATCATATCTTCATAAAGCATTGAAACCAATCAATCAGTTAAGAATGATGGAAGATGCACTTGTTATTTACAGACTTGCAAGGGCGCCTGAAAGAAGAATATTCTATATTGATGTTGGTAACTTACCGAAAGGTAAAGCAGAAGAATATATGAAACAAATTATGTCTAGGTATCGTAACAAACTTGTTTATGATGCAAACACAGGACAGATTCGTGATGATAGAAAACATATGTCAATGTTGGAAGATTTCTGGTTACCAAGACGAGAAGGTGGTCGAGGAACTGAAATCACTACACTACCAGGCGGTGATAATTTAGGACAAATAGAAGATATTCTTTATTTCCAAAAAAGATTATATCGTTCATTAAATGTGCCTATTAACAGATTAGACCCAGAAAACAACGCATTTACACTCGGTCGTACAAATGAAATTAACAGAGATGAAATTAAATTCCAAAAATTCATTGACCGACTAAGAGCAAGGTTCTCATATCTATTCAAAGATATACTGAAAAAACAATTGATGTTAAAAGGTATTATTACTGAAGAAGATTGGGACGCATGGAAAAGTGATATTATTATAGACTATCTCAAAGATAACCACTTCTCTGAATTAAGAGAAGCAGAGTTGACTAGAGAAAGAGTACAGTTACTTGACCAATTACAAAACTACATAGGCGAATACTATTCAAGAGAATGGGTAATGAAAAATATTCTTATGTTCTCTGAAGAAGATATTGAAACTATGCAAAAACAAATTGGCGCTGAAAAAGAAGCAATGGGTGGTGATGAAGAACAACCACCTGAAGATGAAGAATTTTAAAAAGGAGTAAATTATGGCAGATAATACATTAACAGCAGATTTGATAGATAACATTTTAGCAGGCAATTTAAATGCCGCTGAAAATGCCTTACAACAAACTCTTGCAATAAAACAAAATGATGCACTTGACCAAGAAAAAATTAAATTGTCTGGTCAAATATTCAACAATCAACCACCAGAAGATGAAGATGAACTTGATATAGATGAAGAAGAATTTGATAAGTTATCTGATGAAGAACTAGAAAATCTTGCTGATGAGGCAGATGATGAAGATTTATTAGATGATGAAGATGATGAATACAGCGAAGAAGAGGACGAATAACCATTCAAATTTTCGTTTTATATAAATAAAACAAAGTATATCTAAAAGGATTGAACAAATGGTGAACTTCTATAAACCCAAATCAACGGAGATAAATGCTCCAACCACAGTTGGTACTGCATCAACTGTAAGTTCAGCAAGAGTAGTTAGAGCAGTAAATACTAGTGCATCAACTGCCTATCTAGTATCTTACTATGACGCAAATTTTGATGATAGTGCGTCTTTTACACTTGCACCTATGGAAACAGTATTAATTCCGAAGGCAAGTGGTGATAAAATATATGCGGCAAATGCGGCAGTAAAACTATCAAAAATAACATATCCAAAAGGATAGTAAAATGAAATTAATCGCAGAGTACACAGAAAACAACCTCGAAGTAATTACCGAAGAAAAGAATGGTAAAAAACATTATGCTATCGAAGGTGTTTTCATGCAATGTGAAACAAAGAATCGAAACGGTAGAATATATCCAAGACCGATAATGGAAAAAGCGGTCAGTAAATATGATAACGAACAAGTGAAAACAGGACGTGCAGTTGGAGAACTGAACCACCCTGAAGGACCTACCGTAAATCTCGACAAAGTTTCTCATAAGATTGAATCCCTTACTTGGGATAAAAACAATGTTATGGGCAAAGCAACTATTTTGAGTACGCCAATGGGAGAAATTGTAAAAGGACTTCTTGATGGTGGTGTCAAACTAGGTGTTTCAACTCGTGGTATGGGAAGTTTAGAACAAGGTGATAACGCAATGGTCGTCAAAGACGATTTTATGCTTAACGCAGTAGACATTGTACAAGACCCATCTGCTCCATCGGCATTTGTAAATGGAGTTATGGAAGGCGTAGAATGGGTATGGAACAACGGAATCATTGAATCTAAACATATTGAACAAATTGAGACCGAAATTAAGAACGCAACAAAGGCGAATCTCTATGAAACAGAAGTTCGTGAGTTTAAAAATTTCCTCTCGTTACTCAAATCTAAAATATAAGGAGCGGATTATGTCTGAACAAGAAATAATCGATTATAACGTAGACGCTCAAGCAGAAGAAGTAGAAGTTGAGAACGAAGTAATGGAATCAACAGAAGAACTTACAGAAGCAGAGGCTCCTACAAAAGATGCGGAAGAAAAATCAGTTCAAGCAACTGATAAGGCCGCTAAAACTACAGGGAAGGCTCCAGCAAGAAGAGGTGATAAATCAAACTCTGACCCTATGCAAAAATTACCTGGTACTAAAGCAGGTATGATTAATGCAATGTATACCGAAATGAATAAAATGTCAACTAATGAAATGAAAAAGTTGATGAATAACATATTAGGATATACATATGACATTAATGAAGGTGTAGAAGAAGAATCAACAGTAGAACCTGCAATCAACTATCAAGCAGATTTCTCTGGTGATTTAAATGCATTGATTGAAAACGAAGCAACTTTATCTGAAGAATTTAAAGATAAGGCCGCTATCATCTTTGAAGCCGCAATCAAATCAAAACTATCTGATGAGATTGACCGCCTGGAAGAAAAATACAACGAGGAACTAACTGCAGAAGTTGAATCAACTAAAGCGGACCTTGTTGAAAAGGTCGACAACTATTTAAACTACGTTGTTGAAAATTGGATGGCAGAAAACCAAGTTGCAATACAACAAGGTTTAAGAACAGAAATCGCAGAGAACTTTATGAACAGTCTAAAAGACCTATTCACAGAGTCTTACATTGATGTTCCAGAATCCAAAGTAGACCTAGTTGACGAACTATCAACTACAGTTGATGAATTAGAAGAAAAACTAAATTCAACAACTGCAAGAGCAATCGAAATGGCCGAACAACTAGAAGGTTACCAAAGAGATGCAATCATTAGTGAAGCATCATACGATTTGGCAGACACTCAAGTTGTAAAGTTAAAAAAATTAGTTGAGGATATTGACTTTGACAATGAAGAGTCTTTCGCTAAGAAAGTCGCAACAGTTAAAGAATCATATTTCTCTAAAAAAGTAACCGGGTCTAAAGATGATATCGAAGAATCATTTGATGATGAACTCGAAACATCTGATGTTATGGCCCAATATGTTTCTGCTATTAAGAAACAAGTTAAACAATAAGGAAGTCCAAAATGTCAACAACTCCATTATCTTACGATAGGTTGGTAGAAAAATGGGCCCCAGTTCTTAACGAAGAATCTGCAGGCGTCATTAAAGACTACCATAGAAAAGCGGTTACTGCCGCAATTCTAGAAAACCAAGAAGTGGCAATGCGTGAAGAGGCAGCACAATATTCAGGTTTCTTAACAGAAACTGCACCTGCAACTAACAACACATCTGCCGCTAACTGGAATCCAGTGTTGATTTCTCTAGTAAGACGTGCTATGCCTAACTTAATGGCATATGATATCTGCGGTGTACAACCAATGACAGGTCCTACAGGATTAATCTTTGCAATGAAATCACGTTATACAGGTGGTTCAACAGGTAATGATGAAGCACTATTCAACGAAGCAAACACAAGATTCTCTGGTACACAAACTGGTGCCGCACAACCTGCTGACGGTTCTGGTATCTCTGCCGCTACTGATTCAGACTCAACTGCTGATGACGACAGAAGTACTGCACTAGCAACACCAGGTATGACAACTGACTCTGCTGAAGCAATCGGTGATTCTGCCGCTAACGCAATTGCTAATATGGGATTTACCATTGAAAAAGCAACTGTTACTGCTAAATCACGTGCCCTAAAAGCAGAATACACACTAGAACTTGCTCAAGACTTAAAAGCAATCCACGGTCTTGATGCAGAAACAGAGTTGGCAAACATTCTTTCAACAGAAATCCTTGCTGAAATCAACAGGGAAGTTGTAAGAACAATCAACTCTCAAGCAAAAACTGGTGCGTTACAAACAAACACAGCAGTCAATGGTATCTTTGATATTCAAACAGATGCTGATGGCCGTTGGTCAGTTGAAAAATTCAAAGGTTTGGTTCTTCAAATCGAAAGAGAAGCAAACGTAATCGCAAAAGAAACTCGTAGAGGAAAAGGTAACTTTATCGTTTGTTCTTCAGATGTTGCTTCTGCCCTATCTGCATCAGGTATGTTAGACTATGCACCTGCTATGTCAGTTGCTCTAAACGTAGATGATACAGGTAATACATTTGCTGGTACACTAAACGGAAGAACAAGGGTTTACATTGACCCATATGCAACTACTGATTATATCACAGTTGGATATAAAGGTACAAACCCTTATGATGCTGGTCTCTTCTACTGCCCATACGTCCCACTAACAATGGTTCGTGCAGTTGCTGAAGACAGTTTCCAACCAAGAATTGGATTTAAAACTCGTTACGGTATGGTTTCAAACCCATTCGTAGGTGCCACACCTTCAGATGGTCTTGCTGCCGCTAAGTCTAACCAATACTATAGACTATTCAGAGTTGACAATATCCTAGGTGCATAATCTAGATATTGAATCCTAAACTAAATTGAGGCGACTTCGGTCGCCTCTTTTTTTTTGTATAAATAAAGATATGGTAGATTTAACAACAAATATAAACTATCTTCAACCGACTTCGTTTAAGTTGTTGATTGATAGAAAACATTATCCGAATTTAGAATTCTTTTGTCAGTCAGTAGCACACCCTGGTATGGAATTAACTTCGGTTGAATTACCATATAAAAAAGTTGCAGTTCCATTTATAGGTGATGTTGTACAATTTACAGATTTAGCATGTGAAATTATTATAGATGAAGATATGCATAGTTATACAGAAATGCACAATTGGATGAGGAGAAATCTTGATAACAATGTTGCAGGTGGACTTAATAGGACAAGTGTAGATGCTCCATCATATGCAGACATTACATTAAGTATACTCTCTAGTCATAACAATCAGAATCGTCAGATTAGATATATAGATGCGTTTCCTACATCAATAGGAAGTATAAACTTTCAGTCAACATCATCTGGAGTAGAGTATCTAACATTTAGTGCTAACTTTAGATTTATATACTTTGAACTTTTAGGTGTAAATTCAACAACGGGCAGTATAAATGCATCACTTGAGAAACGAACACTACAAGACGGAAGTACAATATTAACACCAAGAAATTATGATTCTGCATAACTTGACTTACAAATAGATTTATGATATAATTACAGTATGAACTTAGACGATATATTAAAAGAATGGCAAAGTGAATGTGAGATTCCAAGTATGCATTTAGATGATGCTTCACGAAAAACTCCCTCATTACACGCAAAATACCTAGAGTTATTAACAAGAGCAAAACTTATTCTAAAGAAATTAGAGTTTGAACAAAAGACCTTGTTGAAACAAAAATGGTTATATTATAACGGCAAGATGGACGAACAAACTCTCAAAGACTTAAACTGGAATCCAGACCCATTTGATGGTTTGAAAATCTTGAAAGGTGAAATGAATTATTATTATGATGCCGACCCAGAGATACAAAAATCTGAAGAAAGAATACAGTATTATAAAACGGTTATAGATACATTGACAAATATAGTTGATACAATAAAATGGCGCCATCAGACAATACGAAACATGATAGACTGGAAAAGATTCGAATCGGGCTCATAAACCATTCTAATCTTCAGATTGAATGTGAACGGTCTATCGCATATGAGTTGATAGATTATTTTTCTTTCTTTGTGCCTGGTTACAAATATATGCCTGCATATAAAAATCGTGTCTGGGACGGTAAGATAAAACTATTCAATCAGAACGGACAACTTCCTGTTGGTCTGTATCAACATCTTCTACACTTCTGTAAAACAAACAACTACGAAACCGAACTTATGGAAAGTAAGTATGGTTATCCTGATACATCACAAGACATTAATATAGACCAATTGTACGAATTTGTCAAGAGTTTAAATTTACCTTGGGAAGTCAGAGATTATCAATTCAATGCAGTTGTTAGTGGACTCAAAAGGAAACGTGCGATATTGTTATCACCTACAGGTTCTGGTAAATCTCTAATCATTTATATACTTGCACGATATTATCTTGAAGAACTCAATGATAGAAAGATATTGATTATCGTGCCAACAACGTCATTAGTCGAACAAATGTTCAATGATTTTAAAAACTATGGGTATAATGAAGAATCAATGCATAGAATATACTCTGGTAGAGATAAGAATGTAGACTGTTCGGTCGTAATTAGTACATGGCAATCTATATACAAACTACCTAAAGAATGGTTTGACCAGTTCGGTATGGTTATAGGTGATGAGTGTCATGGGTTTAAATCTAAATCTCTTATGACTGTTATGAACAAATGTACAGAGGCCGCATACAGATTCGGTACAACAGGTACACTAGATGGTGCATTGACACACGAACTTGTATTGCAAGGACTGTTTGGTCGTATAATGCATGTAACAACAACAAAGACACTACAAGAGAACGAAACACTTGCACAACTTGATATCAAACGACTAACATTAACATATGATGAAACGACACGCAAGTACTTTGGTAAAAGAAAATATCAAGATGAAATAGACTATATCGTAACAAATGAAAAGAGAAATAAGTTTATAACAAATCTCGCACTAGACCAAAAAGGTAATACACTTGTACTCTTTCAGTTTGTAGAGAAACATGGTGAACCACTATATCGTATGATACAAAATAAAGCAAGTGAAAAACGCAAAGTATTTTTTGTATCAGGTCAAGTAGATACATCAGACAGAGAATCAATAAGACATATTACAGAGAAACAGAAAGACGCAATTATAGTCGCCAGTTTAGGTACATTTAGTACAGGAATAAATATAAGAAACTTACACAATATTATATTTGCATCTCCTAGTAAGTCGCAGATAAGAGTGTTGCAAAGTATAGGTCGTGGATTAAGACCGAGTGATAATGGTGAACCAACAAAGTTGTATGACTTGATAGATGATATTAGTTGGTTAAGTCAAAAGAATTTTGCCTTTCTCCACGGACTGGAAAGATTAAAGATATATAAAAGAGAAAAGTTCAATCACAAAACATTTAAGGTAGACATATGAACGAAGATACAGTAATACAACAATTTATGATGGCAAACGGTGATGAAATTATTTGTGAAATAGTTCAATGGCCTGAAAATGAAGAACAAGACGTAATTATACGAAAAGTGTTAAAGATAAACTCATCAGAAAGTTATCTTTCTGGTACGAAGTATTATTCTTTGAGACCTTGGATGTCCTTTTTTGATAATATGAATTTATTATATATGTTAAATCCTTTACATGTAGTTTGTCAGATTGAACCATCAGATGATTTAAAATCTCTTTATTTAGAAACATTACAAATGATTGCAGAAGATTTAATGGATGGTAAACATAAGATGGTCAAGAGTGATGGTCATAGATTAGCAGAGAAAAAGGCCGCAGAAGAGATTATGAGAAACAATTCTAATTTATTTGAAAGTTTAATTGATGAACAATATAATATGGATTTTAGAAACAGTCAAGATTCTGCAGAAGAAAAGATGTCCAATATTGTTTCATTTAGGAAACCAAAAGGAACGATTCACTAGGTATACCACCCAACCTCAAAAGGACATCTTTATTATACAAGGTTTTTCTAAAAAGTCAATAGTTTTTTTAAAAAAAATTAAAAAAAAAAATCTATTTACTTTTAACATCAAATCTTATATAATGTATTGATATAACAAAGGAATTCGTTATGCGAAGAAACAAACACCACGCACACTATGTAAACAACAAAGACTTCTCACAAGCAGTCGTTGATTATGTAAAACTAGTACACGACTCAAAAAAGAATAGAAGCAATCAAGCACCTATTGTTCCAGATTATATTGCAATGTGCTTTATGAGAATTGCAGAGGGTCTATCACACAAAGCAAACTTTGTAGGTTATACTTATCGTGAAGAAATGGTTATGGACGGTGTAGAAAACTGTCTAAAAGCAATTATGAATTATGACATAGATGCGGCCACTCGTACAGGTAATCCTAATGCATTTGCATATTTCACACAGATAATATGGTATGCTTTCTTAAGAAGAATTGCAAAAGAAAAGAAACAACAAGATGTTAAGTTCAAGTTTCTTGCAGAGTCTGGTGTTGAAGAGTTCATTGCAGAAAGTATGGATGCCGACACACAGAGTTCACAGGCATTAACACACTATGTAAATATGTTACAATCTCGTATAGATAGAGTAAAAGAAACTGACAAGGCACTAAAAGATTACATAGTCAAAGAAAAGAAAACAAGAAAGAAAAGAACGGTACATGCCGACTCTGATTTAAGTGAGTTTTTATAATGAAAATTGCGATACTTAACGACACTCATTGTGGTGTTCGTAATGCTTCTGAAATCTATTTGGATAATGCAGAAGAATTCTATGAAAAAGTATTCTTTCCTAAATGCGAAGAAGAAGGTATTACACACATAATACATCTTGGTGATTATTATGACCACAGAAAATTTGTTAACTTTCGTGCATTAACACACAACAGAAAAAACTTTCTCAACATATTAAGAGAAAGAAAAATGACTATGGATATTATTCCAGGCAATCATGATGTGTATTACAAGAACACAAACGACTTGAACTCACTCAAAGAATGTCTTGGTCATTATATGGACGAAGTCAATATCATTATGGAACCAGAAGTCAAAGAATATGGTTCACTTAAAATAGCAATGTTACCATGGATATGTCCAGAGAATTATGAACAATCAATAGAGTTTGTTAAGACTTGTGAAGCAGATTGGTTAGGTGGACATTTAGAACTGAACGGTTTTGAAGTACTTCGTGGTGTTGTATCGCATGATGGTATGGACCCTAAACTATTCAAAAGGTTTGAGTTAGTGTTAACAGGCCACTATCATTGTTCATCTCGTAGAGATAATATATGGTATCTTGGTACTCAAATGGAATTCAACTGGAATGATGCACACGACCCAAAATACTTTCATATACTAGATACAGAAACAAGAGAGATAGAAAAGATTCTCAATCCACACACTCTGTATCACAAGATATACTATGATGATAAGAAACAAGATTATGTAGACTTTGATACATCTATATTGAGAAATAAGTTTGTTATGGTTGTCGTAGTTAACAAGTCAGACGGATTTATCTTTGATAGATTCATTGATAGAATACAGAATGAAAAGATACACGAACTGAAGATTGCAGAAAACTTTAGTGAGTTTCTTGGTAGTAATGTTGATGATGAGGGTATCACACTAGACGATACATTCAAGTTAGTTGATGAGTACATTGATAATGTTAACACCGAACTTGACAAAGAAAGAATCAAGTCAGAGATGAGAGAACTGATGAACGAGGCACAATCATTAGAATTTGCCTAATAACTTCTTGACTTTTGCGAACAAAACTAGTATAATTTCATTATGATAATTTTCAAGTCAATTAAGTATAAAAACTTTTTGTCAACTGGTAATAGTTTCACCGAGATAGATTTTACAAAGAGTAAGACAACACTCGTAGTCGGACAAAATGGTGCAGGTAAATCTACTATGTTAGATGCACTATCATTTGCACTCTTTGGTAAACCTCACAGAAACATACAGAAGAAACAGATAATAAACTCTATTAATAGAAAAGATTGTGTTGTTGAAGCAGAGTTTAGTATCGGTTCGTCTACTTATAGAGTAGTACGAGGTATCAACCCTAATCTGTTTGAGATATGGAAATCTGGTACACTAATCAATCAATCTTCTCACGCCAAAGACTATCAAAAGATTTTAGAACAAAACATCTTGAAACTAAATCATAAATCCTTTCATCAGGTGGTCGTGTTGGGTAGTAGTTCTTTCATTCCTTTCATGCAACTATCCAACACAGACCGAAAGTTCGTAATAGAGGACTTACTAGACATTAATGTATTCTCTAAAATGAATGTACTACTGAAAGAAAAACAGTCTGCACTCAAGAACGAATTAAACGAATTAACGAATAAGATAGAGATTATCAAGGCAAAGATAGACACACAGAACAAGTATATCAAAGACGTACAGATACTTACTGAACAGAATATTAAATCAAAAGAAAATACCAAGAAGAATAAACAAACAGAAGTAGAAACACTACAAGACGAAAATATAAAACTATCAGAAATAATCGAAACGAAACTACCAGAACTACAAGATGAATTACAAAAACTACAAGACAAAAGACAAACATTATTATCTTACACACACCAATTTAAAACACAAATGAAAACATTGGCCAAGGACACAAAGTTCTATGAAGAGAACGAACAATGTCCTACCTGTTCTCAAGATATAAGTCAGGAGTTAAGAGATGAAAAAATTACTAACGCCAAAGATAAGGCAAAGGAATTCCAAACGGCGTACGACAATGCTACGGAACAAGAAAAGAGTATTGGCGATACAATCGAGGGTGTTAACGTTCACCTAACAGAAATGAGAAACAATCAGAGTACTATCAACTCAAACAATAAGATGATAAAGACTCTGCAAAAAGAAATAACAGAAATTGATAAGGACCTGTCAAGTACTGCGATTGCAGACTTACAGCAGGCTCGAACAGATTTAGATACCTTGAATAAGGATAAAGATAAGACGACTGAAGATAAACTGAATATCTTCGATATGTATTCTTACAATCAAGTTATCGGCGAGTTACTTAAAGATACTGGTATAAAGACGAAAATTATCAAACAATATCTTCCAGTCATTAATAAATTGACTAACCAGTATCTTCAAGTATTAGACTTCTTTGTACACTTTGACCTAGACGAATCGTTTAAAGAAACTATTCGTTCAAGACATAGAGATGATTTTAGTTACGACTCATTCTCTGAAGGTGAGAAACAAAGAATCGACCTTTCTTTATTGTTTACTTGGCGTCAAATTGCCAAAATGAAAAACTCTGTATCAACAAATTTATTGATACTTGATGAAACATTTGATTCAAGTCTTGACTATGATGGTGTAGAGAATCTATTTAAGATACTTCATACACTACCAGATGATAGTAATATATTTGTGATATCGCACAAAGGAGATATTCTTGATGGCAAATTTGACGACAAGATTGAATTTCATAAAGAAAAAAACTTTAGTAAAATTAAATGAAAAACTATACATTGATTGGTTTTCCCAGGACTGGTACTGCGTGGTTTAAATATCATTTTCGTGAGTATTATGGCAATTCAAATTATTTAGGCGAATATTTTAGTAAATTTGAATATACACATATAGAAAATAATGTATATTATAAAGTAAGAAGAAACCAATCTTCTCAAAGATATTCTAAAAAAATATCTTTTTTAAATTCAGAAAGAATTAACAATAATGAATATTATATCAAATATATGGTTCATCATATAAATGAATTAGATGAAAATTTTCCTAATTGGTGGAATGAATTTTATAAAGACTATGAAAAAATCAAAGTTCTTAATAAAAATGTATGGCGAATATTTTTAAGCAATAGTTATCAAGATTATACTAAATGGAAAAAAACAGGAAATTGGAAAGTAAAAAATTTTAAATTAGAAAAATTTTATACTAGTTTTGAATATATACAAATTTTTTGTAAGTTATACAATGACTATATTAATTTTGATAGATATGATGTTTTGTTTGATGTGAATAAAATAGACAATGACTTTGTTATGAATTATTTAAATAACAATACATATGTTAATAAACCTAGATATATTCACGACTATGAAAAGTATTTGATAAGTGATATTGATTTAGTCAAAGAAGAATTAAAAAAAGAATTGAAAAAATATAATTTAGAATTTTTAGACAATGGGAAAATACTATAAAAATTATATATTGATTGGATATCCTAGAACAGGTACATCTTGGTTAGGAACACATTTTATTGAGTATTATGGTAAACCAAATTATTTAGGCGAATATTTTTCGGAAATAAATGATGAGCAATCTTATATTCAAAAAGTTTCTTTTTTAGAAAAAGAAAGAGAGATAAATCAAGAGGAATATTACATCAAATATTTATTCTATCAAATGAAAGAGATAGAACAATTTTATCCTAATTGGTTTGATAATTTTTATAAAGATTTTGAAAAAGTTAAACTATTAAATAAAAATGTATGGCGAATATTTTTAAGTCAAAACTATCAATTAGAAAATGATAAATTTGAAAGCGGTAGTTGGAAAATACCTGATTATAAATTAAAACAATTCTCCGTTAGTTTAAATCAAATAAAGAAATTTGCAAAAGATTATTCTGATTTTTATTATTATAGTAAGTATAATACTTTATTAGATTACGATAAAATAGATAATGAGTATATGATGAAATATTTAGGAACAAAGACTTATAGGAAAAGAAACAGATATATCCACGACTACGAAAGTTTTTTGTTAGGTGATATTAATTTAATAAAAGATAGTTTAAAAAAAGAATTTGCAAGATATAATATAGAAATGTTAGACAATGGAAAAATCTCGTAAAAATTATGTGCTAATAGGTTATCAAAGGTCAGGTACAACTTGGTTAAGTATGCATTTTCGCAGATATTATGGAAAAGAAAAAAGTTTAGGCGAATGGTTTGGAGAAACTACAAAGATAAGTTTTCAAGAAAAAATTTCTTTTTTAGAAGATGAAAGAAAAAAAGGTGAAGAATATTTTATAAAATGGATGGTTCATCAAATACAGAATTGTTCAGAATGGTGGAATGAATTTTATAAAGACTACGAAAAAATAAAATTATTAAATCTTAATGTTTGGGATATTTTTTTAAGTGAAACATATCAAAGACATATAAAATGGACCTATACAAATCTTTGGATGGAAAAAGAATTCAATATGACAAATTTTTCTGTAGATTTAAAATGGATAAAACAATTTGTTCAACAGTATATTGAATATTTAAAATTTAGAAACTACAACACAATTTTTAATTATGATAAGATAACAGATGAATATGTTATGAATTATTTAGGAAATGAGGAATATAAATTTATTAAAATATATAGAAAAGATTATGAAAAATATTTAATTGAAGATGTAGAACTTATAAAAAATTGTTTAATAAAAGAATTAGAAAAAAATGGAATAAATTGTTTACAAAATGGAAAAATTAAGTTATAATATTAGAATTAAAATAAGGAGTATATTATGGAACTAACTGAAAATAGTCTTGAGGTATTGAGAAATTTTTCTACCATAAATCAGAACATACTGATTAAACCTGGTAATGAAATTAGAACAATATCTGAAGCAAGAAATGTTTTGACAAAGGCGCACGTTGATGTTGAATTCCCAAGTCAATTCGCAATCTATGATTTGAACCAGTTTATTAGTGTTCTTTCTCTCGTAGATAAACCAAACCTAGAATTTAGTGAAAACTATGTAACGATTAATGATGGTAGTGGACTATCAAGTGTTAAGTATTTCTTCTCATCACCTGATACGATTACAACATCAGAAAAAGATATTACTATGCCAGAGGCAGAAGTTAAGTTTACACTAGATGAAAAAACACTATCTAAACTAAGAAGTGCATCATCTGCCTTAGGAATCAGAACTTTAATTATAACATCAAAAAGCGGTTCAATAAACTTAGCAATATCTGATATTGACAATGCCACTGGTAATGTTTATAATGTTGATGTTGCAGGAACTTGTGATTCAGAAAACTTTACGTTCATTCTTAACATGGAAAACTTAAAACTTTTTGCAGGTGATTATGAAGTAAGCATATCATCTAAACTAATATCACATTTCAAACACAAAGAAAAAGATGTGCAGTATTGGATTGCACTCGAAAAATCATCTAACTATGGAGGATAATGATGGCAAAAGATAAACCAGATACACAGATAGAGCAACTAGTAGGACTCTCAAACAGAGTTGCAAGAAGTTCTATTGCAGTCGTTGATGCAGTCGCACAACGTGGTGGTTTCAAAGGCGAAGAGTTTTCAACTATTGGCGCCTTGAGAGACCAGTGTGTTCAAATGATTCAAATCATTGAGTCAAGAGAACAACAATCTGCTATGACTGTTGAAGATTAATAATTTTATGATAAGAACTATATTATGTCAAGTGAATTTTTGTGGGTCGAGAAGTATCGACCAAAGAGAATATCTGAAGTTATTCTACCAGATAATCTCAAAAATACTTTTATTAAAATTGTTGAAAACAAAGAAATACCTAATATGCTCTTTACAGGTGGTGCTGGCCTCGGTAAAACTACCGTCGCCAAGGCCCTCTGTAATGAACTACAATTAGATTATATTCTAGTCAATGGTTCCGAAGAAGGTAACATTGACACATTAAGAAACAAAATCAAACAGTTTGCAAGTACTGTATCACTTCAAGGTGGTTACAAAGTTGTTATACTAGATGAGGCAGATTATCTTAATGCACAGTCAACTCAACCTGCATTGAGAGGATTCATTGAAGAATTTTCAAACAATTGCAGATTCATTCTAACTTGTAATTTCAAGAACAGAATCATAGAACCACTACACTCTCGGTGTAGTCTGTATGAGTTCAATACAACTAAAACAGAGATGGTCAATCTCGCACGTCAGTTTATGGATAGAGTTTCGAATATTCTTGCTGACGAGAAAGTATCTTTTGAAAAGAGAGTTGTTGCTGAACTGATAATGAAATATTGTCCTGATTGGCGTAGAGTATTGAATGAACTACAAAGATATTCTATTAGTGGTACAATCGACTCTGGTATTCTTGACAATGTATCAGATACAAACTATAATAACTTATTCGGTTTCTTGAAAGAGAAAGACTTTAAGAAAATGCGACAATGGGTTGCAAACAATATTGATGTAGACTTTTCTGTTATTATACGAAATGTCTATGACAAGATGGAAGAAGTTGTAGATGGTTCATCTATACCTCAACTTGTTCTTATACTTGCAGACTATCAATACAAGAACGCCTTTGTTGCAGACCACGAACTAAATACTGTTGCATGTCTAACGGAGATTATGGCCAATGTCAAATTCAAATAAAATAGGATTCACTTGTTCTACATTCGACTTGTTTCATGCAGGTCATGTGGCGATGTTGAAAGAATGTAAAGCAAATTGCGACTATCTGATTGTGGGTTTACAGACTGACCCAAGTATTGATAGAGAAGAAAAGAATAAACCTGTACAAAGTATCGTAGAACGATATGTACAATTGTCTGCATGTAAGTATGTAGATGAGATTGTGCCATACGAAACAGAAAAAGATTTATTAGATTATCTTAAACTACACGAGAAAACAATAGATGTTCGTTTTGTTGGTGAAGAATATGCAGATAAAGACTTCACAGGTAGAGAATTATGCTCATCAGGTTATACTCTTGATGCAGATAAAATGCAACTGTTCTTAAATAGAAGAAGTCATAGTTTCAGTTCATCAGAATTACGAGAAAGAATTAAAAATGCATCTTCTTAAAAGTTCTCAATATTTTTCTAGAGGTGTAAATATAGACATAAGTAACAAATGTATTTTACAATGTCCTGCTTGTGATAGACAAACAAACAGAAGTATGGTTCATAAAGCAAAAGACATAACTTTAGAAAATTACGAAAAACTTTTAGATACTTTCCCCAAAATAATTATGTGCGGTCAAATATCTGACCCCATATATCACCCTAAATTTTTAGAATTATTAAAGATGTCTAAAAAATTAAAACTACTTGATATCTCGACTAATGGTTCTGGTAAAAAAGAAAAGTGGTGGGAAGAAGCATTTAATATAGGAATAGAAAATAAAAATACTGAATGGAGATTTGCACTTGATGGTTTACCTAGTGAAAGTCATATTTATAGAATAAATCAAAAAGGTGAACAAGTTTGGGAAATGATGAAAATGGGAAGAGAAATGGGTGCTAATATAACTTGGCAATATATTCCTTTTCTTTATAATGAAAATCATGTTGATGAAGCATTGCAATTAGCAAAAGAATATGGTATGAAGTTTTTATTAAAGATATCAAGTAGACACCCAGAAGGTATGAAACCTAGTAAAAAGGAGTTAAGAATTGACAGAATCAGAGTCAAAGATTAAGTTAAAACCAAAATGTATATCGTACAAAGAACCTGCCTTAACTGCAGAAGGATTTTTTTTACCTTGTTGTTGGTGTGATGGTAGAGATAAATGGTTTAAAGATAAAGGTTTTCTTGACCCAAAACTAAATATAGAAAATGTAGAATATCCTGTTACAGATATATTTAATTCTAAAACTTGGATTGACTTTTTTGACAAAATAGAATATGATAGTGATTATCCTAATGTGTGTTTAGAACATTGTGGAATAAATGAAATAACAAATAAGAAGATTATAAATGAACCCATTTGAATATTTAAAAGCAATAAACGATACTAAAAAAGATATTATGGTTGATGACCTTGCAGAGAAATCATACAATGGTTTCATGGTCAATCGTGGTCTATCTTACTTTCAAGATACAGTTCTTATGGCAAATGAAATGAATGTCAATCATCACATTGATGGTAGGTTACAATTCCAGTTTTTTATAAATATTATTAGACCACGGAAAAGATTTAGTAAGTGGTTTAAACCTGAAACAGAAAATGATGTGGAAGTAATTAAAGAGTATTATGGATATAGCAACGACAAAGCAAGACAAGTCCTTCGCTTATTTTCCAAAGAACAAATAGAAGAATTAAAACAAAAGGTATATAAAGGTGGAAGAAAGTAATCTTATAGAATGGACACCTAATTCAATGCTCGAAGTAGTATTGAATGAACCAGACGATTTCCTAAAAGTTCGTGAAACACTTACAAGAATAGGTGTGGCTTCAAGAAAAGACAAGAAGTTATACCAATCATGCCATATACTACACAAACAAGGCAGATATTTTATCGTACATTTCAAAGAACTATTTTTACTTGATGGTAAGAAGTCAGACTTAGAAGAATCTGATATTGCAAGAAGAAACACAATCGCACAACTTATGAGTGATTGGGGTTTAATTACAATAGACGGTAATACTAAACTTGACCCTCTTGCACCATTAAGACAAATCAAAATCATCTCATTTAAGGATAAAGATGATTGGGAATTGTGTCCAAAATATAATATAGGTAATAAATTAAATTAATGCAATTCAATTGGTACAAAGTCAATTTCTCTGAAGAAGAAGGTGAATTCGATAGATTGGCAGGAGACATTAGTGAACATTTGAAACAAGAAGATGAGTTTCATAATTCATTAATGAAACAAATGCAAACTTCTTATCGAAGTGTAAGACCTACTACTTTGACAAATTGGATTTGGTCAAGAGTGCAAAATACTGATTCGTGGTATACAGGAACTATGAATGATATTAACCGTGTCATAAGACAAAATGCCGCTTCTTCTGGTAGAAGAGATATCTACAATGTTATAAAAGAATTAGTATCTGGTAGGATTAGATGTCCTATTATCTACAAATTTAGCGAATCTGAACTAATAAATAAATTCGGTTTATATACTTTAGTAGGTGGTAATACTAGATTAATGGCATGTAATCTTCTTGCTATTCAACCTAAAGTTATTATTATAGAACAAAGTTTTAAATTAAAAGATATAGTTAGGTAATGTTTGAAGCAGATGAATCTTTTATTGATATATGTAACAAAAATATAGAACTAATAAGTCAAGTAAAAGATGATGTTAAACCTGTAAAACTTAATTCCTTTTCTAATTTTAAAAAATATGAAGATGAATTTTTTTTACAGTTTAATCATTTTTCTAAAAAAAGATATTTAAAATATCTAAAAAAAAATCTTATTGAAGACTTTGATGAAAATCAAAGAACAAAGTTAAACATAAAAGATGAAAAATCAAGTGTTCCTAATGAGAAACATTGGGTAGAAGATATACCTGTTGTAAAGAAATTATCTGAACATTTATATTCTAAAATTTTTAATACACACTCAATCGTTATTTGGACTAGCATTAGTGAAAATGATAAAGGAACAGATTGGCATAAAGATTTTAATAATGAGGGTGTACCCACATATTTAATATGTGCAAATATAATAGGAAATACTCACTGGCAATTTAAAGATTATGATGATATTTATATGTCTGCTGGTGATATGTTAGTTATAAATGGTAGTGTTGAGCATAAAGTAACAACAAAAGATTTAAGAGTAACTCTTGCAGGACACTCTAATTATAATAATTTAAAAAAAGTATTTACTTTTAATGAATTCTAATTTATAATTCGTATATATAATAATGAGTACCGAGTTATCGGGCTCTATTCTACAACCTTGCTTTTATTAGGAGGAAACTATGGTAAGCAATACTTTTACGTTCCCACGAGGGGCGTTTGTCGGTTTCGACCACATCTTCAATGATTTAGAACGAATGGCAACTTCTCATCAGAAGGACCATTACCCACCTCATAATGTGGTGAAACTGAATGATGACCAATTCATTATAGAATTGGCAC